GGTAACGTAGCGTCGCAGAATTTGCGTAGCGATAGACCAAAATAATTCGGTTCGTTTTCAAGGAGTTAAAGTGAATAGTTTAAACATAGAAATGATAGCAACAGAACTACTTATACCGTATGCAAAAAACAGCCGCACGCATAGCGATGAGCAGGTGGCGCAAGTTGCCGCGAGCATAAAAGAGTTCGGCTTTACCAATCCTATTTTGATTGACTCACAAAACGCAATCATTGCAGGGCATGGCAGGTTAAAAGCATCCCAGAGGTTGGGGCTGTCCGAGGTTCCGTGCATACGGCTAGAGCATCTAACAGAATCCCAAAAAAGAGCGTATGTTATAGCTGATAACAAACTTGCTTTAAACGCTGGATGGGATGATGAGTTATTAGCACTTGAGTTAGGCGATTTAAAAGATGATGGGTTTGATATTTCTTTGACTGGGTTCACTGACGAGGAATTAAAGAGCCTCGTTATCCCAGAAGAAGTTGAGGGGCTGACCGATGAGGATGACGTCCCAGAGATTCCAGAGGAGCCAGTAACTAAGGAGGGTGATGTCTGGATATTGGGCAATCACCGTCTTATGTGTGGCGACTCGACCAGCATTGACGCGGTGGAGAAGTTGATGGATGGGGCTAAAGCTGATTGCCTATTTACAGACCCGCCATACGGCTATAAGTACGAAAGCAATCATCAAGATAAGCACAAAATGTTAATGAATGATGATGTTATGCTTGATTTTGCACCTGCCGCTTATGCTGTTCTTTTTGATAATGCCGCTATTTATATTTGCGGGTCATTCCAATCAATTAGTAAATGGATTGATTACGCTCAAGATCATTTTTCATATAAAAATCTTATCGTATGGAAGAAAAACAACTGGTCTATGGGTGATTTGAAGGGCGCTTTTGCTGGACAGCATGAATTAATTATATTCGCGCATAAAGGGAAAGTTGAGATTTTAGGTAAGCGAGATCCAGATGTATGGTCATTTGACCGAGTGCCACCAAAAATACATCCAACACAAAAACCAGTTGATCTTGTTGAGTATGCGTTAAGCAAGGTTAAAAGTGGAAACACTCTTGATTTATTTGGCGGCTCTGGCTCTACTTTAATTGCCTGTGAGAAAACAAACCGCAACGCCTACCTTATGGAACTCGATCCAAAATACTGCGATGTCATTATTAAACGATGGCAAGACTTTACTGGTAAGGAAGCTGTACACGAAAACGGACACACATTTAATTCTTTGGCGGTGAATGATGAGTGATGCGGGGGCCGCAACTTACCCAGTGAAGGTTATCGCTAAACTTTTACTTATTAGCGAAAGAAGGGTGCAACAACTCGTAAAAGATGGCGTGATACCTAAAACAGAGCATGGGAGGTATGAGTTAGCGCCAACGGTGCAGGGATATGTTAGATATTTACAGGAAAGGTCTTTGGGTAGGCCGAGCGCACCAGAAGACTACCACAACGAAAAAGCAAGATTAGTAAAACTTCAAGCTGATAGGGCTGAGCTTGAGGTCGAGGAATTGCAGGGAAGGCTAGTCAGAGCTGATGACGTATCGCGCCACTGGTATGACATGATTAACGCGTGCAAGAACCGATTGTTGTCCGTTCCATCGAGGGCGGCACCCGTGGTATCGTCGGAGAGTAGTGCGGGAATGTGTCAGCAGATCATCGACGATCTGATTCGGGAGTCATTAGAAGAATTGAGCGAAGTGAGTGGGTATGAAACTACAGGAAGCGGAATCGATACTGACGAAGGGAATGATGGCGTGGAAACCGCCGCCAAAGCTAACCGTCAGTGATTGGGCCGACAGAAATCGAAAACTAGACAGCCAGTCGAGCGCAGAGGCGGGACGCTGGTACACATCGAGAGCAGAATATCAACGAGGGATGATGGATGCGTGCAGTGACCCAAATATTCAAGAAGTCGTTATCATGGCTGGAGCGCAGTTGGGCAAGACGGAGGCGCTTCTCAACATTATTGGCTACCACATTGATAACGATCCGAGTCCAATTCTGGTGCTACAGCCGACGCTGGACATGGCTCAGGCATTCTCAAAGGATCGCGTCGCAAGTGGTCTACTACGCTCGACACCATGCCTTAAAGGTAAGGTCAAAGATCCACGCGCTCGCGACTCGGGCAATACGACGTTGCACAAGGTATTTGACGGCGGTGCGCTAACGATTGTCGGTGCGAACTCACCCAGTGGGCTTGCATCGAGACCGATCCGCATTGTTTTGTGCGACGAGGTGGACAGGTACCCAGCTTCGGCTGGCTCTGAGGGTGATCCGATCCAGTTAGCGAGGAAGCGTTCGGCCACATACTGGAATCGTAAGGTCATAATGGTATCGACTCCAACGAACAAGGGGGCGAGCCGTATCGAGGACGCATTCGACAAGTCAGATCAGCGGGAATACTTCGTACCGTGCAAGCATTGCCACCATGAGCAGACGATGCGGTGGTCTAACGTGCGCTGGGACGACGGCAGGCCAGAAACTGCGGCGTATTCCTGCGAAGAATGTGGGACTTTGTGGTCGGATTCCGATCGATTGTGGTCTATACGTAACGGGCATTGGGTGGCTCAGGCTGAGTTTACAGGTGTTGCAGGCTTTGCAATCAACGGACTTTATTCACCGTGGACGCCACTTGCTGACGGTGCAAGGGACTTTTTAAGCGTTAAGAAGAACCCCGAGCAGTTGAGGGTGTGGACGAACACGTATTTAGGCGAGACATGGGAAGATCAGGGCGAACGATTGGACGACTTCGAACTCGCGGATCGTCGGGAGCCGATGGAGCCCGTCCCCGATGAAGTGATTGTCATAACCTCGGGTGTAGACGTGCAGGACAACCGACTGGAAGTGACTCACGTTGGCTGGGGTATCGATGACGAGTCCTATGTTCTGGATCACATAACGATATACGGAGACCCTAGCACTCCCCAGCTATGGACTGACTTGGATTCAATCTTGATGACGCAGTTCAAAACTGAGTCGGGTCGGGTTCTCGGTGTTCGCGGTGCGTGCGTAGACTCTGGCGGTCACTTCACTAACTCGGTTTATGCTTACTGTAAGAAGAACATGGGGCGTCGTATTTTTGCTATCAAGGGTGTTGGTGGTGAAGGTAAGCCGATCGCGGGCCGTCCTAGCAAGAATAACGTTGCAAAATGCCCATTATTTGGCATTGGCGTCGATACAGTAAAAGATTTGGTATTTGCTCGACTGAGAATCAAGGAAGAGGGCGCAGGATACGTCCATTTCAGCGATGTTTTAAACGACGAGTACTTTCGCCAGCTCACGGCTGAAAAGGTCGTTACACGCTTTCATAGGGGCTTTAAAAAGCGTATTTACGAGAAGGTTAGACCGAGAAACGAGGCGCTTGACTGTATGGTGTACGCCATAGCCGCTTATGCTATACTATCGGTCAATGTCAAGGCGCTGGCTCGTCGAATTGATGAAAAATCGGATGATGCAATGGCACAAAAGCCAGAACCAAAAGTAAACAACCGACCATTTGTCCCGCAACGGCGCGGATCTGGTGGTTTTGTGAATGCGTGGCGATAATCTATGGCGAACCTGTTTGATGTAGCAAATGCCCCAGAGGGGGAACCAAAGGAAGTCGTCGTCGGGGACTTCTTACAGTGGAAGCGGTCAGACATCTCGGTTGATTACCCGACTTCGAGCGGTTACACAGCGGAATATGTAGCGCGCATCACTGGCGGTGGATCAACTGAGATCAAACTGCCACAGTCTGCGAGCACCACAGACGAGTTTTACCACTTCTCGGTTACCTCAGAGACTAGCGCCACATTTTTAGCGGGTCGATATCACTGGCAGTTAGAGATTACCCAAACCAGTTCTGGCAACAGATTGGTCGTTGATATCGGCGATTTCGATGCCATTCCAGACATGGACAACAATCAGGCCGATCCTCGCATACACGCTGAGATAATGGTCGATAAAATTCAGACGATTCTGGAAGGAAAGGCCGACTCCGATGTGTCCTCATACTCTATCGCTGGCCGATCGCTAACGAAAATGTCATTTAGTGAACTTGTCGAGGCGAGAGACTACTATCGGCGCGAGATCACGAAGCACAATAACGATGAGCTGTTAAAACGCGGAAAGTCTAACGGTTCGACAATCAAGGTGAGGTTCTAAGATGGCTATTTTTGACTTTATGAAACCAAAGCCAAAAGAACAGCCAAAAGTGTTCAAAAGAGCGTATCAAGCCGCCAATACAGGCCGCCTTTTTGCTGATTATGTCGATTCAGAGCGGTCGCCAGACTCGGAATTATACCCAGTAATCAACAGGTTACGCGCTCGATCGCGTGATTTGGCCCGTAATAACGCGTATGTTCGCCGATATTTACAGCTATTACAGCACAACGTAGTGGGTAAAAAGGGCATTTCTTACCAGTCCAAAGCATTGTCGCCGAACGGAATGATGGACATGGACGGCAATCAGGCTGTCGAATCCGCATTTAAGATGTGGAGTAAGATGGGCCATTGTACTGTTGACGGTAAAATGTCATTCACCGACGCCCAGAAGTTGGTTATGGAAGGTCTGGCGCGGGATGGTGAGGTCTTCATCATCAAGCATCGATCAGCATCGTTCCATGATTCGTTCGCGCTGGAGTTTATCGAGCCAGAGCAAGTCGACGACCAAATGAATAAACGGGCCGAGAACGGCAACGAGATCAGAATGGGTGTTGAGCTGGACAAGTTCCGACGACCAGTGGCTTATCACTTGCTGACGTATCATAAAGGCGACTACGACTACACGACCCAGACAAAATCGCCAAAGCACATCCGTGTACCTGCCGAGAAAATGATACATGTATTTATGCCTAGACGCGCGGGACAGACTCGTGGTGAGCCGTGGGCGTCTTCGGTAATGTCATCGATCAAGATGTTGGACGGATGGCGTGAGGCGTCGATTGTGGCGGCGAGAGTCGGTGCGTCGAAGATGGGATTCTTCACAAGTCCGTCGGGCGATGGCTTTGTCGCTGATGAGTTGGATGGATCAATTCCAATCATGGATGCATCTGCGGGAAGTTTTCACCAGCTACCAACAGGCGTAGACTTTAAATCATTCGACCCCCAGTACCCGACGAGCGAATTCGATTCGTTCCATAAAGCGGTACTCAAAGGAGTTGCTTCAGGTCTTGGCATATCCTACACGTCACTAGCTAACGACTTGGAAGCTACCAGTTATTCATCGATCCGTCAGGGTGCGCTTGAAGAGCGGGACTTCTACCAGAATACCCAAGAGTTTTTGATCGACCACTTTGTTCGCCCAGTATTTGAGGCGTGGCTTGCGTCAGCGATGGAAATGGGGTCTGTGAACTTCCCGCTTAGGGCTTATGATAAGTTTGCAAGCGCGGCTGAGTTCCGTGGTCGGTCTTGGAACTGGGTTGATCCTCAGAAGGAAATGAACGCGGCGATCAACGGTTTGCAGGCTGGCATATTGTCGCTCTCAGATGTGGCGGCAAATTACGGCAAGGATTCAGAAGAATTGCTCAGTGCTATTGCGCGAGACAAAGCATTGATGGATCAGTTCAGCATTTCTTACGGACTAGAGCCGTATGGCGTGCAGAAGATGCCAGAGGTAGCCGACGATGGCGACGTATAAAGGCGAAGAAATAAACACAAAACCAACGGAGGCGATGGCCAACAATGCTAAACGTGGTCTGGAATGGCGCGAAGAATTTGGTCGGGGCGGTACTGAAGTCGGTGTCGCTCGTGCTAGAGACCTTGCTAACCGTCGCGAGCTTTCTATTGATACTGTGCGCCGTATGTATTCTTACTTTGCAAGGCATGCTGTCGATAAAGAGGCAGAGGGCTTCAACTCAGGAGAGGAAGGATTCCCCAGCGCAGGGAGAATTGCGTTTGAACTCTGGGGCGGTAGTGAAGGCGAGTCATGGACAAACAGAATCGTCCAGCGTCTCAATACATTAGATGATCGCTCGCTCGATGTGGTAGAATTAGACGAGATCGAGGAAAAAGTTATGGAAAATCAGCAAGTTGACATTGAAGAAGTGATCGAAGACGCGGAGCGCATGGCTGAGGCTATCGAAGAATCTGTGGTCGTCGATGATGTATCAATCGAAGATGAGTCTGAAGGCAACCGCAAGGGTGTGAAAGTTGAACACCGTGCGATGGAAATGGACGACAGTGCGATTGACGAAGAGACTCGCACAGTCCGCATGTCTATCAGCTCAGAATACCCAGTACAGCGATCATTCGGAATGGAAGTGTTAGAGCATTCAGCCGATGCGATTGATTTGTCATTTTTAAACTCAGGTCGAGCGCCATTGTTGCTCGATCACGACCCTGAGAAGCAAATTGGGGTTATAGAATCTGTCGAACTCGACGGCTCGGCGCGGCGGCTCCGCGCGACGGCTCGCTTTGGAAAGGGCGTGCTTGCTAGAGAGGCTTTCGACGATGTGGTTGATGGTATTAAGTCGAACATTTCGATCGGCTACGCTATCAACAAACTAGAGCGTCAAGATAAGGACACTTATGTGGCAAAGTCTTGGCGACCTATGGAAGCATCGCTTGTTTCCCTGCCCGCTGATCAGTCGGAGCTCGTTGGCGTGGGACGGTCTTGCGAGACTTCACCTAAACCCGTGATAAAAACTGACTTCAAGGAGATTCCCATGTCAGAACAAAACTTTGATATCGCGGCAGTCGAGGCAGAAGCCCGCAAAGCCGCACAGCGTAACGCCGCTCAAATTGTCGAGCTTGGCGCACGTCACAACAAGAGCGATCTTGCTCAGAAAGCCATTGCTGAAGGACTAAGCATCGAAGAATTCCGTGGTGAATTGCTCGAAGCAGTAGGTTCTACTCGTGCGCTGGAAGAGAAAGAAATCGGCATGAGCAAGAAAGAAGTTAAAAAGTTCTCTCTGATGCGTGCTATCCATGCTCTTGCAAACCCAACTGACCGACGCGCTCAGGAAGCCGCCGCATTCGAATTCGAATGTTCACGTGCCGCCGCTGAAGCATATGGTCGTACAGCACAGGGCATCTTGTTGCCTGCTGAAGTAATGCGCAACTGGAAGCGTGACCTGAACAGCTCTGACGATTCAGCATTGTTCACTGACGATTTCCGTGGCGGTGACTTCATCGACGCACTTCGCAACGCTTCATCTGTAATGCAGGCTGGCGCTCGTATGCTTGGCGGTCTTTCTGGCGATGTCAAAATCCCCAAGAAAACCACTGCGGCATCTGCGGCTTGGATTGCAACTGAGGGCGGCGCTTCTTCTGAGTCAGAAATGACCGTTGGTTCTGTGAGTCTAACCCCGAAAACTTTGGGCGCATTCACAGATATCTCGAGACAGCTTATGATCCAAAGCTCACTTGATGTCGAAGCACTGGTTCGTGATGACCTTGCTCAAGCTATCGCTCTTGCGATCGACCTTGGCGCATTGGCAGGCTCTGGCTCAAGCGGTCAGCCTACAGGAATCAAGAACACTTCAGGCATCAACACGGTTGACTTCGGTACAGCTCCAGACCTCGTCCCAACATGGGCGCAGGTTATCGAGATGGAAACCAAAGTGCGTGAAGACAACGCTCTGGGCAACGGCGGCGCTTACATTTCAAACGCTACTATGTATGGTGCACTGAAAGCAGTTGAGAAAGCAAGCAACACCGCTCAGTTCGTAGTTGGCCCTGATGGAAACATGAACGGATACCGCACTATCGTATCTAATCAGGTTGGCTCTGGTGACCTTTACTTTGGAGATTTCCAGAATAACTTGTTGATTGGAATGTTCGGTGGTCTCGATATAGTAGTAGATCCATATACTGCTAGCACTAGCGGAACTGTAAGGGTAGTGGCTTTGCAGTCATGCGACGTAGCAGTACGTCACGCGGCGGCATTCTGCTTAGGCAACGACGGCGGTAGCTAAGTGATTTCCACCCCTTCGGGGGTGGTTTTCTCCCATGCTTTTAAGTAACACGTTCGGAGAGTATGGAAGAAAGCCAAAAGGTGAACATATGACTTATATCGTATTAAAAGGCACTGTTATCGGTGGTAAGCGCGTAAACGCTGGAGATGTTGTCGAGGTTGACGGCATCGAGGCGCGAGAGCTGGTCGGTATCGGTCGCATTGCTAAAGTAGAAAAGCAAGAAGTTAAAACGGTAGACCGATCAATAGGTCTTAAAGAAGACACAAAGCCCAAGCGTAGAACGCGCAGGAAAGCCCAGTAATGGCAGTTGAAACCGCAGATGATCGCTCGTATTTCCTCGCTGACTTTGGCGTTGCGGCATTGTATACGCCAGTTGGTGGAACTCAGGCATCGATCACTGTGATATTTGATAACGAGCATATTCCCGTGGATACGGGTGGCAATGTGCCGTTTTCACTGCAACAGCCAAAGGCTTTGTGCCGTACAGCAGACCTCACGGGTATGGTTGAAGGCGCACAAATTGTAATAGAATCAACAACTTACATCATACGCGTCGTTATGCCAGACGGAACTGGTATGACTGAGATCATGCTAGAGGAACAATAATGGCACACGTTCGCAAGCAGATCAGGGATGCGCTGGCCACTGCGGTGACTGGGTTGTCGACAACGGGTTCGAATGTATATACATCGCGTGTATACCCTATTTCTAGCGCCTCACTGCCTGCCTTGTTGGTTTACACGAAGGATGAGTCGAGCGAATACGAGACAATCACAAAGCCGCGTACGATATTGCGTACGTTGAGTGCTGTAATTGATATCTACGTCAAGGGGAACACTACTTACGACGATACAATCGACACCATTGCGGCAGAGGTTGAGACAGCATTAACTGACGTTACGCTGTCTGGTCTGGCGAAAGATTTGATGATAACAGGGTTCACAACCGAGTTTTCGGGCGATCCAGATCAGCCAGTAGGAACCGCAACATTATCGATTGACATCGAATATGTTACAATCGAACAAAGTCCAGAGGTGGCGGCATGATTGAAATGCAACACGGTGATACAGTAATCAAAGTTATGGCCCAGAAAGTGGAAGAAATGAAGCGCAAGGGCTGGAAGGTTAAGGGCGAAGTCGAGGCCGTACAGGTTGAGGTAGAGCCAGAAATTCAAGACGATTCCGAGGAGGAATAAACAATGGCAGTTCATAAAGGCTCAGAAGGAACGATCAAGGTAGGCGCGAACGCCATTGCTGAGATCCGATCTTACTCACTAGAGGAAACAGGCGACACCATCGAAACTTCAACGATGGGTGATACGGCTCGCACTTATACTCCATCGCTCACCAGCTGGTCTGGCTCGGTCGACGTGTACTGGGACGAAACCGACACCACGGGTCAGGGCGCGTTAACCGTTGGTGCAGAGGTTACCTTGAACGTATACCCTGAAGGCGACACTACTGGTGATGCGTACTATACAGGTTCAGCTATTGTGACTGGTGTCAGCACCACAGCGTCGTTCGATGGCTTAGTTGAGGCATCGATCAGCCTGCAAGGTACTGGCGCACTAACGAACACCACGGTGTAATATGAGCGTATTGGATAAGGCCAAAAGCCATTACAAATCCAAGCTAACAGCCGAGCCGCAGAAGATCGACATCCCAGAGTGGGATACAACGGTGTATATTAAGCCAGCGATCAACTTGCACCAGCTCGGCGAAATCATGGAGCTAAGCCAAAGCGGTAAGACCGCCGAGGCTATGGCTCTTACTTTGATCTATCGACTGATCGACGAAGATGGTAAGGCGATTTTCCGCAAGCCAGATCGTCAGGAGCTGATGCGATCGGTTGACCCAGACACCCTAGCCCGTGTTGTCGGTGAGATAAACGCGAGCGATCCTTCTGAGGATGATGTCGAGGGAAACTAAGAGCCGACCATGATCTTCAGTTCCGTTACCATCTAGCGGAATTATTGGGGAAAACGGTCGGCGAGATCAATCGGATGGATGTCAGAGAATACTTTGGCTGGATTGCGTGGTTAAAGATGAAGAGCGAGAAAAGGCAAAATGGCAAATAAATCAGATTATCTCGTAAACCTAACCGCAAAGGACAATACAGCCAAGGCGTTTAATTCTTTACAGCGACGCATGACGAATGCTCGTAAGGGTATGAATCGTGTTGCTGGTAACTTCGCCAAGATGGGCGGTGCGGCGGCTCTAGCGGCTGGCGCGGCTGGCGCGGCCTTCGTGAAAATGCGAATGTCTGCGATCGACAGTCTAGCAAAGACTGCCGATAAGTTAGGCGTAACCACTGAGGCACTGGCAGGGTTCCGACATGCGGCAGAGCTGTCTGGGATGTCGTCAAATCAGTTTGATAAATCACTTCAGAACTTAGGCGTACAGGTTGCCAATGCCGCAAAAGGTACGGGTATCGCCGTTCGTGCGCTTGATGACTTAGGTTTGAACGCGGCGGCGCTTGCTGAATTGCCGCTAGACCAGCAAATGCTAGAAGTTGCTAAGGCGATGGAAGGTGTAGAAAGTCAGTCAGAGAAGACCCGTATAGCGTATGAGTTGTTCGGTGCGCGTGGCGTTGGTGTCCTTAATATGATGAAGGGCGGCGCTGACGGGATGATGTCGATGGCTAAAGAGGCCGAGACATTAGGTATCGCCATTAGTCGAGTTGATGCGGCGCAGATCGAAGCCGCAAACGATAGTGTGACACGGGCTAAAGGTGTATTCGAAGGATTCGGGAATCAAATAGCCGTTGCGTTTTCGCCTATTGTCTCAGAGCTTGCGGCGAACTTCTATCAAACCGCGCTAGATATGAACGGCGCTGGAAGTGTTGGTGACCGCGTTGTGCAGGCATTGGTTAAGGGCTTCGGCTTTGCGGCTAACGCTGTCAAAGGTCTGAAAATTGCCGTAATGGGGATACAGTATGTGTTCGCTAAAATGGCGCAAGGTGCTACGTTCGCGCTTTCTAAACTTTTGATAATGATTGATAAAGCAATCGAAAAGTACAACGAGATTGCAGACGTATTCAACCTCAATAAGATCGACTTTAAGCCAGCTGAGCAGTTGGGCTTGCTTTCTGACGCGTTCGGCGCTGAAGCAGATAACATCAAAGACAGAATACAAACAGCATTAAACGAACCGCTACCATCCGATCAGATCCAATCGTTCTATGACACAGTGCAGGCGAAGGCTCGGGAAACTGCCGAAGTTGTCGCGGCTAATGCGCCAGCGGTTGTCATGCAGAACGCGGAAGCTGAAAACATAGATCCGAAAAAGGTATCTATGTATGAGAAAGCAAAGCGTGAAGGATCGGCAAAACTGGCAGAGTTCGAGAAGAAAACAGCATCGGAAAAGACCCAGTACGTCATGGGTCAATTGGATGCTGAGCTTTCAGGCGTAGCCAAACACTCTAAGAAGCTGTTTGCACTACAGAAAGCGATGCAAATCGGTCAGGCGATTATGAATACATACACCGCCGCGACCAAAGCACTAGCAAGTTACCCACCGCCACTAAACGCCGTGTTTGCAGGTCTGGCGATCGCTAACGGTATGGCGCAGGTTGCACAGATTAAGGCGCAATCGTTCGAGGGCGGCGGTTTTACGGGGTATGGAGCGCGTGCTGGGGGCTTGGACGGAAAAGGTGGCTATATGGCCATGCTTCACCCGAACGAATCAGTAATCGATCACACGAAAGGTCAGGGGCAGGGTATTACTATCGTAAACAACGTCGACGCTACTGGTGGAGGTGCAGATGTAGATCAGCGAATCCGCATGGCGATGGAAGTAACTTCACAACAGACGGTTAAACAAGTACAAGACTTATTGCGTCGGCAAAGGATGGTGTAATGGCAACGTATAATTTTCCAAACATCACCCCAACGAGCCAGACCTTTGAGCTTGTAACTAATACAAAGATGTTCCAAAGCCCGTTATCTAATGCAATACAAACAGTGTCGCGCAAGGGTTCATACTGGAAAACATCTATGGTTTTCAATAACTTAAGTGGTGCAGAGCGTTCAGAGCTACAGGCATTTATCGCCAAGCTAGACGGGCAGACCCACCGTATGAGAATTAGGGATTACGGTGCCGTAAGATACGGAAACGCGACACCACCCCAAACTCCGTTAGTACAAGGATCGGGCCAGTCTGGGTCTTCAATTACACTAGATGGCGCTAGTGCAAACATCACGGACTACTTCGCGGCAGGTGATTATATATCGTTCAACAACGAGCTTCACATTGTCACAGAGGGGGCAGACTCCAATGTAAGTGGAGTGGTTGAGGCATTCATTGCACCACCGATAAGAAAGACCCCATCAGATAATGCGCCGATTGAATACTCATCACCTTATGGTGTATTTATGATGACCAACAATCCCATGTGGCAAACTCAGGCACCATACTTTTCATCGATTACAATTGAAGCGATTGAGGATGTCTTAGCATGAGTCGCGGATTAAGCGCCAGCGTAATTGCGGCACTAACATCTAATGTTGTTCGACCGATCACGTTCTCAAAGCTAGACTTTTCAAGTGATACTGTCTACGTTCACGATGGGATCGGAACTTATACGTGGGGTGGTCAAGACTGGATAGGTGTTGGTGATTTTGGGTCAATATCCAACATTCAGGAAGGCTCGGAAGTTAGCCCGTACTCGATAACCCTAACCCTGTCTGGCCTCGATTCTGACCTAGTTTCTACCGCGTTAACTGAAGATTACTTCATGCGCGATGTCGATATCTACCTCGGTCTTTTGAATGAAGATGACGAACTAATCGACACACCTAGCCCGATCTGGTCTGGTTTCATGGATGTAATGAATGTTAGCCTAGGCGCGGCAGGGGGAGATTCCATCGAGCTAACGTGCGAGTCAGAGCTTGCGAAGTTCGATCGCTCGCCAAATCTACGGTACACCCACGTACAACAGCAGAAGCGCAACAGCTCGGATTTGTTCTTTGAGTTCTTAAAGGATATCGAGGGCGCTAAGGTTCGCTGGAAGTCTAATTCAAGCGAGAATCTGACTGGCGGTGGAAGCAATGACTTCAATATCCAGTTCCCAAGATTTGAACGCTGAGACAGTCAAGGCGCTAAACGACTGGCAACGTCGCGAATTCGTGTATGGTGATTCTGACTGTTGCTCGTTCGTTGCGTTTATTGCGAATAAGCTAACGGGGCGCGATTTTAGCGAGTTTCTGACTTACTCAAGCGAGCGTGAGGCATACGATATGATCGAGGCGCACGGGTCGTTTGAGGCGCTCATAGACAGAGTGTTCGGAGAGCCAGCGGAGCCTAACGACGGTGATCCTTGTATGCTAGAATTACCCATCATTGGAAAGGTTATGGGTATCAAGTTTGGCGATACCGTGGTCTGTGTGACTAAAAAAGGACTAACCCGAATGCCTACAAAGTACATCATTAGGAGCTGGACATGCCGTCAGTAATCGTCGCAATTGGTTCCATAGTAATATCTACTGTTGGTGCCGCAGTATCGACTAGCTTGGGCCTTGCGCTTGCTAGTGCTGGCGCTATGGCCGTCGGTGCGGCGACTGTAATCGGCGGGCTGATGCTGGCTAACAAGGCGATTTCTAGCCTGTACGAAATGCCAAAAGTAGACACCGACGCATCGAGACAGCGCACGGTAAAAGGTACTATTGAGCCGCAGAAAATTCTATATGGCGAGAACCTAGTCTCTGGCCCTATATCGTTTGTCGGTACGTATGGAGACACCAACAGGGTTTTGGCTCACGCGGTTGTTTTAGCGAGCCATGAGGTCGAAGAGATAACAAATATCTACTTTGACGAGGAAATCATAACTGATTCACAAATTGACGTGAACGGCTATGTGACGAGCGGAAAGTTCGGGCCAGTTGGAAACAAGACATTCAACTTCAATGGTACTAACTTTGGTACAAATATTTGTAAGATCAACCGTTACACAGGCGCTTCGGGCCAGACAGCGGATGCAGATCTAGTTGCTAATTTCTTTTCTTATACGTCAAACCATATCGGTACGGGGTTAGCATATGTCACTACGCATTGGCTGTTAAAAGACGGGTCGCAAAAGACATGGGATCAGTATGCGCCGAGAGATATTAAGGCGATTGTTAAAGGTCGCAAGGTCTACGATCCTCGAACCGATACTATTGCTTACAGCGATAACCCTGCTTTGTGTCTTGCTGACTATCTGACCAATACTGATTTTGGTATGTCTATTGCGTCGGCAAAGATCGACTGGGATTCGGTGTCAGATGCGGCTGATGCTTGCGATGTGACTGTGAGCGTACCGAGCGCCACGGAAAAACGGTTTACTTGTAACGGCGTCTTATTTGGCACTGACAGCCACAAAACAAACATCAACAAAATACTCTCTTCTATGAACGGCTTAATGTCGTTTACCAATGGCAAGTTCGTCATCCGTGCGGGTGTGTATGAAGCGCCAGCAGTAAGCCTAAACGAAGATCACTTGGCTGGTGCGGTATCGGTCAAAACGTCGTTTGAAAGATCGGATCGATTTAATACTGTTACTGGTACATTCATCGACCCAGCGCAGAACTACAAAGCGACCGAATTCCCAGAGGTTCAGATAACGGCGGCGCTACTCAGGGACAATAGCGAGGTGCTGACCAAAGACATCCAGCTACCCATGACGAACTCATCGTACATGGCGCAACGGATCGCACATAAGCTGGTTCAGATATCGGATCAGCAGAAGGTGGTCACATTCCCAACGAATTTAGCAGGGATGCAGATTGCCATCGGTGATCGGGTAAGTGTTAGTCTCGAAGAATTCAACTGGACGAATAAAGTCTTTATCTGCTTGGGCTGGACATTCAGTGATTCAGGCAATGGCGGCGTAAGTCTTATCCTGCGAGAAGATGACGCTGGATCATACGCCGATCCTTTGGTGGGAGAATATTCCACGATTTCTGCCACAGGTGGGATTATTACGGGATTCAGGGGATATCCAGACCCGCAGAACCTAAGCGCCACGGCTGGCTTGAAATCTATCGAGTTAAACTGGGACAACCCAGACAACATGAAGGACATCGAGGAAATCGAGGTCTTTGCATCACCTAATAGCTCGTGGGCGAGTGCGGTTAAGATTGGCGCGGTAAAGGGCACCCAGTTCAAGCACGACGAATCGAACACGGTTGATTCCGTTGTGGTAGGTGACCAGCGTTGGTATTGGGTTAGAGCGCGCGGCTATTCGTTTGGCGATACCGACGACGCAGTGTCAGATCGCAACCCAGACAACGATACATCGGGCATTACAGCCACGGTCGGCGTAATCCCGTGGGCTGATGTGGATGGCGACGACAAGCCAGAAGACAACGCGACAGTAGGCGCTACGGTAGGCACTGACTTATATGATACGGACGGAACCACTGTATTAGGTGGCGCAGATGTTCTGAATGAGGTTTTAGAACAACAGATTCTTAACGTACAAATTGAGACTGGCGAAGTCCTAGACTTAGAGACAGGTCAAGATGTAATAATTCAGAATCTCGGTGATGTAGCGATCTATGTAAACGAATCAAACCAGATTATCAATTCAAGCATCGGATCATTAAGCACAGCATTTAGCAATCTAGAAAACACGCTTGTCGATCTGACCAGTGGGGTCAGTGACGTATACGTTCAAGCCACTGCGCCAGTCGCAGGTGTGGGCGGTATTCCTGATCCGATCCCTACCTTTTCTCGATGGTACGATTCTGACGATAGCAACGAGCCTTATTACTGGGACGGCACACAGTGGGTGAGTCTGGCTGATCCAAGAATCGCGAGTAACGCATCGTCAATCGTCACGCTTCAATCAGGTTTAAACACTGCCAATTCGAATATATCGGCAAATTCAAGCGCCATTAGCGTTTTAGATGCGACCACGATCAGCCAAGGCAACTCTATCGCCTCGCTATCGAGCGATGTAACGACTCTACAGTCAGACCTTACTACCGCAGAGGGTGACATTGTAACGAACGCCAGCGCGATCTCAGGGCTCACAACACGGGTCACAACCGCAGAAGGCGAGATCACTTCTCAGGCATCGGACATCACTACCCTAGAAACAACGGTCAATGATCCAACGACAGGCGTATCGGCGAACGCGACAGCAATATCTGGGCTTGATACGAGGGTCACTGCGAACGAAACAAGTATCACTTCTCAGGCATCGCAAACCACCGCATTAAATGCGTCACTATCTGATCTGATTTACATTCAGGACGAAGCCGACTCAATCCTAGAAACTGAAACGGGCGAGGAGTTGCTGTTAAACCTTGCGACCAATGTTGCAACTGCGACCAGTGAGATTGTCGAGACGCTAGATTCGCGGGTGGTTGCTACTGAGCAGGGCATTGTCGCGCAGTCTCAGGCAATAACAGCCTTGCAGTCTGAGCTTACTACTCTTGATGGAGAGCAATCAGCTACGGCAGATGCGGTCACGGTTCTGACAACGAGAGTGAGCGATACAGAAAGCGGCATACTTGCCAACGCATCAAGTATTAGCTCATTGACTGCCACAGTAGGTACGAACACGGCAAACATTACAGAGATCAATGATGTATCGGTCACATCAACGTCTGCGATTGCTCAATATGTCGCGGGTCTTAATGCTACAGTTCAGGGTAACTCAGCGAACATCAGTGAGATTAACACAGTATCTGCTTCTTCTGATTCTGCCATTGCAAGAGCAGTAAATAGTCTAAATGTGACGGTTGGCGAGGACACTGTAACCTTGCAGGAAGTCAAATCGGTTACAGATGGGGTTAGCGCACAATACTCTGTGACAATTGATAATAACGGCTATGTCACTGGCTTTGGCTTAGTTTCAGACATCATTGACGGCAATCCTACTTCAGCATTTATTGTAAATGCAGATCAGTTTGCAGTTGGCGGCGCTGGATCAGCTAGCACAACATCGCCGTTTGTCGTTTATACGACTTCTCAGACTGTCGTTAAAGATGGAGTCTCGGTCACTATTCCTGCTGGCGTTTACATAGGCGATGCTTTCATTCAGTCAGCCGCTATTGGTAGGGTTAAGATTGCAGATGGGGCTATTAATGCAGAGAAGATTGAGGCTGAATCAATAGCAAGCGCGGTTATTACTGCTGGGTCTATCGTTGTGTCTGGTGACGATGTATCTGGTTTAAATAATGATTCAGGATATGTTGCAGATGGTGATACTGATGTAGACCTTAGTCTTACCGCTGGAGCCGCTGGGCCTGTAACCATAACAAGCACATCGCTATATCAAGGTGATGGCACATATAACAATATAAACACTGGGTTTTACTTAGATTCACTCGGTCAGTTTAGCCTAAGAGATAAACTATCCTTTGACGGCACAAACCTGTCTGTAAGCGGAAGTGTAACTGCCTCAGCGTTTACTCTATCTAGCGGTGCTACGCTGGTCGATCCTTCTGACCAAGTATCAAACGCCAATAATAATGCCTTCTTTAGATATGAAACAACAGCATCTGGCGATGATGTAAGTGCTCCAAGTAATGCTCAATTTGAAGCGGCATTTGGTAGAAATCCAAGACCACAAGATGCGCTGATTGTAATAAACATCACAAGCGATCCGAATGTTAGCGCGGCGTACGTCTATAGCGGAACTGCGTGGGTTTCAAAAGATAATTTCATTACTGGCGACTTGATTGTTGATGGAACCATTTTTGCTGAGAAGATAAGCGTTGATGAGATATCATCAATAACATCGAATCTCGGTAGCATTACTGGCGGGTCAATAAACATTAACAATGCGTTTACGGTCACATCAGTCGGCGGATTAACGGCTACTTCTGCGAACATAACTGGCAACATAACAGCGCAAAATTTAGATATAAGTAGCGCCACAGTGACTGGTACTTTAAGTGCAGATGCGATTCAGATTGATAACGTCACACTGGACACAGATGAATCTGGCAACTTGATAATCAAGGATAGCGGTGTAACTGCTGGAAAGGTTGCAACGGATGCGATTGGCGCAAGACAGTTGGATATCTCGGCAGATAACGATGAGCAGGCAAACAGTGTTTATGTTGATCCGCTTGGAACCATAAAGATATATGATAGTAATTCAACGCTACGAGTAAAGATTGGGAATCTTAGCGCATGACATTACCTAATTTTCCAGATGTTTCCCCAGATCCAGTCATTGACTATGACTACACTGGCAATCTAAATCTGTCTCTAATACCTACGGCATCGGACGGTTTAGATGCGTATTCGATATCGAGGCTGTACGATCCAAGCCCAACGAATGCGTGGGTAGTTGCGAACAGAATAGAACCAGCGAATTCATCATTGGGCTACGTCACTGGCGAGATTTTCGAGATGCCAGCGAGCGAGCTGCCGACCGCAGGTAATGCGTTCAATTACTACATCTATGCTTACAGGTTCGCGGCTGGCGGCGGTGATGCACAGTATTACTATTCGAATACGTTCTCCATAACTCGCGGAAGCGTACCAGATACTGGATATGGCCTTCAGGTATTTGATTCAGCGGGTGCATTAAAGGTTGATGTCACTAGCGCATTGGTCGCAGTTGCAGGGATAGACAGTATTACCCTTGCGCCAAGCGCGTCTGTTCAAATCAACATCACAGGGCTGGATAATTCTGGGCTTTGGAAGGTGTTTTTAGATGGCCAGTTTTATAGCGGAACCAACCCCATCTACACATCGGTGGTTTATCCGACCATAACGTATTCGAATGGATACTATACGCTGACAAATACAGACAGCACATATTCATGGGCTGGAACTGCTTTCACTTATAGGGTCTCGTAATGGCATACGGTGCGGAATTTTATAATAGTTCTGGGAACTTGATAATCGACACAACTTGGCCGAATCCGCAGGTTGTTGAGAGTAGCACATATAGCACTGCGTCAAGAGGGTCAACGTATCCATCGGCGGGGATACTCTCTACTGATATCGTTGTCGCAAGGCCGATAAGGACTACTCAGTCTTATTTGTTGGTGATGAAGACAGCGCAAAGCGTGTACGGCACTCAGTCATTAGTCTGGTCGTCCATTTATGGCGATGTAGGCCCAACCTGTCCAACTTACGCTTACTACAGGCTGAGAGAGGGTGTCGGAGCCGTTGGTAGCGGGTACGGCTTAGTTGTTTATGAGGACGATGGGGTAACGCCAACATTTAGCTCGAATGGCGTTGAGATTCATTACGAGATAGCGGCCACATTTAGCAGATCATTTTCTAATGCTGCGTGGTTCAATATCCCATCGGGCGATGACATAAACGATTACTTTTGCGTGCTGTCTGGAACAAAGACGGTTTTCTACTTAGATTCTACGTTCGGCACTTTTGTTTTTCATGGCGGCTATTTGTACGACTATGTAAACAATCGAATACAGGCTATCGGATTCGACAATGGTTCAACATACTTTCAGGGCGATGGCATCATTGGGAAGATTTTAACATGAGCAGATTATTCGCATTCGTAAACCTAAGCACTGGTAACGTGGACAGTTTGATTGATATCGGCTTATTCGCTACTCAGTACAAAGACGGCCAGATTCAGGGCGATCACATAATGCTCGATGTAAGCGACAGGAATGACCTTGACGTTCTTATGACTGAGCGAAGCTACAAGGATGGCGTATGGATATCAAGGCCAGCGCAACCAAGCCAATACCATGATTGGGACAATGAAGCCGAGGCATGGATTATGTCTGATCGGTTAATGATAGAATTACGCACAGAAAGAAACGCTCGACTTGCGGCATCGGACTGGACGCAACTACCAGACTCGCCATTGACCGATGAGCAGAAGCAAGCATGGTCAGAGTATCGTCAGGCTTTGCGCGATATGATGAGCCAAGACGAACCCGTTTTTCCAGAAGCGCCTTAGACGCTAATATGTTAAAATCCAACTCATTACAGATTAAAGGTAACTAAAATGTCCAAGATCAGCGAATTATCAGATGGCGGGTCGATTCAGAGCGGCGATACTCTGATCGCGGTACGTTCAGGCGGTAACGTCAAAGTTACTTACGGCGGCACAACGACTGCGAACATAGACGGCGGCACAATTGACGGCACGGTTATTGGTGGCTCTAGTGCGGCGGCTGGTACGTTTACAAGCATTACGGGTACGAGTGCTAACATTAACGGCACAGTGACTGCTGATGGTTTGACTGTTGATGGTGATTTAGCTTTTACTGGGACAAGCAGGACAATAAGTGCTGTAGCCAATTTAGATGTAGACATTGACAGTGACTCAACTAGTGCAGGT